TCTTGATAGAGCACGTCGGTTGACATCCTTTGAAGAAATTTATCCCTGTGTTCTCTATGGAAGGAGCAGTGCTAACGGAACTCCCACACCTAAGCAGCGTGTGGTTTGGGGTTTCGACCATGCGGAGACGATACTCGGAGCACGAGTGTTGTATCCCTTGTTGAATACTCTGAAACGTCAGCACGGGTTTTCGGCTTGGTTAGGGGACTCGTATGTAGATGAGGCTATGACGGAGGTACTCAAACTAGCTACTTCGAGAGGACGCCGGATATATTCAATGGATTATTCTGAGTTCGACAGTTCTGTTGGAGCAGAATTGTTGGAAACAGTAGACGAGATCTTGGCTTCATGGTTTAATGAAGAGGGCAGCAACGTCGTTAGACTTGTAGGTGAAATCGGAGTGAATGTGGGGTTAGTCACCCCCGATGGAGTTATCTACGGTCGGAGCGGCGGGATACCTAGTGGGTCGGTACTAACAGGTATGCGAGGTTCAATCGCTAACTTGTTAGCGGGGTACTACATTGGGATCCGGACTGATGCACCATTATTGCGTTACGAGGTCTTGGGTGACGACTCAGTATTCGTATTTGATGGAGAGCTAGAAGCTGATGACATCAGTGAGTGTGCTGCTGAGCTCGGTTTAGAGTCTAACTCTGAGAAACAGTTCATCTCGGAATCTAGTTGCCACTATCTGCAACGGTGGCACAGTGTGGAGTACACAAAGTATGACCTAAATGTGGGAGTGCGGTCTCCATATCGGGCTCTCAATGGTCATTTAGGGTACGAAAGATGGAGGACGGGATGGTCAAAGTGGATGGACACAATTCGCAGAGTAATGCAGGCCGAAAACTGTAAGCACTATCCAGAGTTTCTAGCGTATGTAGCTTTCCTTAGGGACGGAGATCAAGTACTACTTGATGGGTACGACCCTACGGAAGTTGCTAAACTAGCAGGTGGAGCACAGGGGATTAGAAAGGTACTCTCCTTATCTGCCTATCCTTTCAACGTTCAGCGCCCAGAGAATATAGGTGAGTTTGCGGTGACTCAAGCTCTCAGAGAACTCTCAACTCATAAGGGGGGATTCGGAGGTTTT